TCCTAGCAATGCGTACCAGCGCAAGGACATCATCAACGAGCTTGAAGATGTTCGTGACATCATCTACGATGTCTCCCCCGAGACCACGCCGTTTATCTCGAACGCGCCGGTCGGTAATTGCTCGAATACCACTCACGAGTGGCATGACGACGAGCTCGATGCTCAGAACATCGCGAACCAGAGCCTTGACGGTCAGGTTTTCTCGGGTCAGGTCATCACGCCTCCGTCGCGTTACAACAACGAGTGTCAGATCCCTCGAAAGGATATCACTATCACTCGTCGTGCGCGGAAAGTGTCGAAGGCCGGTCCGGATGACGAGGTCGCGCGTCAGGTTGTCCGTAAGGGTCGTGAGCTTCGTCGTGACATGGAGGGCATCGCAACTGTCAACCAGGGCAAGGTGAAGGATACGGACGGCGCAACCAAGCCGCGTTCGGCTGGTCTTCCTACTTGGATCATTGGTTTGTCCGATGGTCGTGCTGACCGTGGTGGCACTGGAACTGATCCGGCTAGCTTCGGTGCGGCAAAAGGCGACGGTACGAAGCGTGCTATGTCTGAAGCCGGTTATCTGGGTGTGATGCAGGCGGTCACTCTCGTTTCTGATGAGATGCCAAATGTCCTTCTCCTGGATTGGGTCTCAAAGGCTAAGTTCTCGACGTACATGTTCGGAACCGATGCTCGCATTGCGACTCAGTACCAGGACCAGGGCGCTTCCCCTCGAGGAGGTGTGAAGGTTGTAGGTGCGGTCGACGTGTGGGTGACGGATTATGCCGTCATCGATATCGTTCCGGACCGTTACGTGGCTCCCCGCTGGAATGAGGCTTCGGGTGATGGCGTTCCGGCTGCGGCAGGAGGTTTCGATCACTTCCTGTACAATACGTCGATGGTAGATGTGTGCTATTTTGACCCCATTAGCACTGATGCAATGGCGAAGGTAGCCGATACGGACGACCGCATGATTCTTGCGGACTTCACGATCGTTCCTCGTTCTCCGCGTTCGCTTGGTACCTTTGCTGACGTCGACGAGACGTTGGCAATGGTTGCGTAAGTTCTCGGTGGGACGGTTCCCCGGCCTTCGGGCCGGGGTTTTTTGGGAGACAGAAATGAGTGATAAAGTTTGGATTCGAATTGCGAAGGACCCTCTTGATCGGGATTTGGTGAACGCTATGTCTCTAGGGGAGCACGGCACTGCGTTTGCTGGATATGCTATTGATGTTCCTGAGGATTTTTTCGATTCCCTTGGAAATGCGAAGCGATATTTTGAAGTTCTTAATGATGATGAAGTGACCGAGGAGGAAAAACAGATTCTCGTAAATAATCGGTCCAGGAATGCCGCGTTTCTGGCTGAGGCTAAACGTAACCAGCAGCTCCGCCAGCAAAAACAGAATGCAAGAATTGTTCAGGCAGCAATTGCGGCTGCGGCGGTTGTCCCTGCTATGACGGACGATTTTCCGGATTCGGATGACGACTAATGCCTATTTGGCGGGATAGACTCACGGAGAAGAATGCGTCTCTTCGCCAAGATTTGGTGAAGGAGTCAGACGGGTTTGTCTTGCATACATATCAGGATGTCGGCCCAGTATTGGACGACAATCAGCGGATGCGGTCTCAAGGACAGAAATCCGGAACTCACGGTTCAATTGCTGCCCGTGTTCCAGAAATTCTTTATTGGGTACAGTGGCCGGAGGAATTTAAGAAACGCTATGGCTGGCACCCGAAACGTCCTCCCCTAAATATTAAACCCAGGGACGCAGACAAATTGTGGCGCGATTTCTTCGTAGCTAAACTGCACGATCGTGATTATAGTAAAACCCGAATAGATCAACGAAGGTTCACAGCAAATGGCTGATTATACCCAACTTGAGGCGGATATTCGGGCGTGGTTATGGCGTGACGACGCTGAACTGTTGAATGTTATTCCCACCCTGATCAAATTCGCGCATAATAGAAATAATCGAAATCTTCGTATCCGCCCCATGATGTATCGAGCTGAAACGGTTGGTCCGGATCCGGCGAGTAGGTTTATTCCTTTGCCTAGTGAGATTAATGCCCCGGCTGAGTTTTTGGAGATGCGGTCACTTAGGATTAAGTCGGTAAATTATGACAATGACCAATTGATTCAGGTGACACCTGAGGCATTGAGAATTTCTCAGAACACGAAGCCTGGACAATACTGTATTCATCAAGAAATTGAATTTGATTCTCCAGTTTCTGCCGAATTCACGATCGAAATGACTTATTACGGGCCATTTCCAGAACTGTTGACCCCCACTTCAACTAATTGGCTTCTTGAGAATGCGTATGACGTGTACCTGTACGGTGCTCTTCAGGAGGCAGAACCGTTTCTCCGTAACGATGAAAGAATTCCGGTGTGGTCTGGCCGTTGGAGCGCGGCTATTGAGGAATTGAGGGAGGCGGAGAAGCGAAGTCTTCGCAATCGCTCTGAAATTCGTACAATGTTGGATCCTCAGGAGTATGCGCCGTGACCCAATCTTTAGGCGTTCTTGAGTTTGGTCCATATTCTCCGGATAATCCGGATCTGTATAATCCCGGTCTTGAGGGCGCAGTGAATGTGATTCCTCGACAGAATCACTTTGAGCCTCTCGCTTCGATGGAATTGCTGTCTTCGCCGATCGCAACGAATCCTGGCCCGATTACTTCTGCTCTTCCAAGCCGCGCGCTTGGAGCGTATGGCCTTAGGGATTCTACTTTTAATTCGTATGTATTCGCTGGTGTCGCGGGAGGTTTGTACCAATTTCGGTCCGGTGAATGGTTTGATGTCAGTAATGCTGGGGGGGTGGTTACTGTAGCGGACCGATGGGAATTCGCTAAATGGGCGAATACATGTATCGCTGTTTCTATCGAAAATGACCTTCAGACAATCAACCTCGGCGCAGACAATTTTACTCAGTTAGTGTCGGGTATTGGTGCCTATCACATTGCAGTAGTTCGCGATTTTGTGATGCTTGGAAATGTTAGAGATACGGACGGAAATACTCCTAATAGAATTCGTTGGTGTGCATTTCGTGACCCTACTGATTGGACGCCTAGCGCATCGACTCAAGCTGATTTTCGTGATCTTGAGGGTCAGAGCACGGACGGCAAAATTAATCGAGTGATTGGGGGCGAATACGCGATTATTTTTCTTGGTGATTCGATTTGGCGAGCAACGTACGAGGGTCCGCCTAGAATATTTCAGCTCGATGAAATTGATCCTGATGTTGGGACAATTTCAGAGGGATCGATTGTTCAGCATGCCGGTGCAGTGTATTTTTTGTCGGAAGACGGATTCCGGGTAACACGTGGCGGTATTAGTCAGTCTATTGGCCACCAGAAGATTAATCGCGATGTTTTAGCTAGAATCGATTATTCGAATCTGAATCGAATTCGAGCTGCTGTCGACAAGAAGAATCAAATTATTGTGTGGGCGCTTCCTGGCCCTGGAAATACGGGGGGACTTCCGAACACTCTCGTTATCTATAACTTTGTCCATGACAAATGGGCGGCTGGGCTGGTGGAAGTCGATTACGTTTTTGAAGGTCCAGCCCCATACACCAGTTTTGATGATCCGGTTGTTGATAATGTATTTGGTAATCTTGATGGTGTTCCCGGTTCTGCTGACGACCCTATTTGGGCGGGCGGGTCTTCCCAATTCCTCGGGATTGATGGCAATTTTCAATTGAATGCGTGGACTGGCCCTCCTTACGAAGCAATTTTCACAACGGGAGAGAGACAGTTTGTCCCTGGGAAGAGAGCGTCAGTGAATGAATTGAGACCTTTAGTCGATCTTGGTCCGAATGTTTCTGTTGAAATGGGATACAGAAACCGTCAGTCTGATTCGGTTATTTGGACTACGGGCAGATCCGAAAATGCTCATGGGGTTATCCCGTTTACGCTGGATGCTAGGTTTATTAGGGTCCGAGCGACTGTTCCTGCATCTACTTTGTTTGAAGATACGGTGGGTGTAGAGGTATTTGGGGCTCCGTCCGGTGGCTGAAGCTCCAAAAAGACCTTTAACGATTCCTCTACGTCTTCCATCATGGGAAGAATTAAATCGCCGAGTCAATCAGTGGGTCACAAAGGCATTCGAATATTTTGCCCCCGCGACCCAGGTAATGAATTGGGAATCAAGTGAGACGGATAATGACTGGATCCCTTTAACGGACGATCAGTGGGTCGGAGATGCTGACCGGCATCCGCGTGGGATCGCGCTAGGCAATCCAACCGACACGCAGCCGAATGGTTTGCAGGGCGTGGTGACCGAGCGTGAGGGTACGTCAGAAGGCGGCATCGCGGTCGTCGGGTATCGCGACCAACCAACAATTCGCGCCCCAAATCCGGGCGTGGA